TAGCTTGCGAAGCTGTCAGCATACCGCCGCAAACCAAAGGCGAAGGATATTCGCCGGGGCGCGCATACGGAAAGAATTTGCCGACGTAGAAATGTTCATAAACCGGCGTACCTACTTTGAAACAACCGACAATGCGTTGCGCGTTTGCGGTTATAAAATAGGTAATTGCGTTATTGTGGGCAGGAACCCCGACAAGTTGCGCGCCGGGTTGCGTTTCGAAACTATTTCCGCTTATGTATCCGTTAAAAACGCCGCAATTCAAATTGTAATAATCGCCGCCTGAACTTTGATAAGTTTTAAAACCTACAAAGATTTCTTCGGCACCTGAAAGGCCGACGCCTTTCAAAATTAGTTCGCGGTCGCTTCCGGTATTAACATAACGAAGCGTTGTCCATCCGTTAGCTTCGGCCAAAGTTTTGATAATTCCCAAAATTTGATAATGGCAATCATCGCCGCCGCCCTTCGTTACTGTTCCGATTGCGTAACCCATTATTTAACCCCTACAATTTTCGCGACCGTCGAACCGTTTTGTTCGATGGTTTCAATAATAAACGCTTGACCTTCGGAAGACTTCAAACCGGCCAAGGCGGCTTCTTTCGATTGTACCACTACGGCGTTAAAAGAAGTATTCACAACAGGCGCGGGCGCTGCGGCGGGCGCATTACCCACACTAGCCGCCCCGGCCTGTTCGCCGTTGCGTTGAACGCCAGCCGCGCCAGCCTGCAAGGCTTGCAGATTAGCGACGCCAATTCGTGCCGTTGCGTTTGCGTCCATAACGTATTCGCGACCATGCACGACGCCCGCAACTTCATTAACGCCAATCGACCCGGTATAACCGCCTTCTTTAAACCCGGCGTTCTGGCTGCGGATTTGTTGAACGTTCGCCAAGCCTGCGGCAATAGCTGCGGCGGCTGCGGCTGCGCCCAACGCCGGGCCGACGTAAGGAATCAACGCCATAGCGGCGTATGCACTTGTTGCGCTTTGGTAAGTCGAAATCATGGCTTGCGCAATTGCGGCAGCTTTGCCAACTGCGGCCATTTTCTTGTTACCGGATTTTTGCAACTGCGCCAAGTTTCCGAAAAAGCTATTCGCCGCGTTCAAATGCACGTTTTGGCGCTGCAATTCAATTTGCATTGAAGCCGAAGCGTATTCCTGTTCAGTAATCAAGCGTTCGTCATACATGCGCTTAATTTGGTCGTTATACGTTTGATACATTGCCAATTGTGCGTCGATATTGCTTTGGAAGTTCGTTGTATCGACGCCCATTCCTTGCAACATGGAATTAGTCGCGTTAGCTTGGTCGCCCGCAGTAAAGCCCGACGATTGATTGGCGCGAAGGTTCTTAATCGCGGTCAATTGGTCGATAAATGCTTGGCGCTTGGTTACGCTGGCATCCATTAGCGCGGCTTCCTGTTGGGAAACGGCATTTAGTTGCTGAATAACCGTAAGCTTTTCGCGAAGTGCGGCGGTTTCGGCTTGTGTCAGTACGACGCCCTTTTGCAAAAGGTCGTTACTGATTTGCATAATTTGCTGTTCGACTTCGCGTTGTTTCGGCAACATTTGCAACAACGTTTGTTGTTGGTTTAGTTCCTTGTTGTACTGATAAAGCGGGTCGGTTGCTTGCTTGTAAGCTTCGCCCGCTTTGGTAATCTGTTGGTTATATTGCTGTTGCGTAATAACGCCTTGCGACAACAGCTTTTGCGCTGCGGTAAGGTTCGCGTTATAGTCGCGTTGCGGCCCTACGGCTTCTTCGTAAATCCCATCGTAAGCTTGTTGAATATCCTTCGCTTCCTGAATCGCTTTAATCTTTTCTTTCAATGCGGCGGCTTCGTCTTGCGAAAGCTTAATTTTCTTACCCAACAACTGTTCTTCGATTTGGTCGAACCGGGCTTGCGCTTCGCGTTCCGGTTTCAACATATACATACGCGACAATTCGTTATCAAGTTCGGCGTTAATCTTGGCAAGTGCGGTTGCGCGCTTTTCCGCAGCCTTCGCCGCTTTTTCATCAACGCCGCTTGAAGTAACAGGGTTGCCAGTTCCGCGCAATGCCGAACCTTGGCCTTCGGCGGCTTTACGCTTGGCGGCAATATCGCGGGCGCGTGCCATGAATGCGTTTGCAGCGTCGCCGACGTAATCTTTATTAAATGCGTCGGTAAATGCTTTGCCAACTTCGGCGGCTGCGCCCTTGGCGGCATCGCCGACTTGCATACGCGGAAGCTTAATTGTTGCAGCATCAAGCGCGGCATTAAGACGCCCGGCCATATCCGGCGCAACTTCGGCCCCAAGTTCGGCAATCTTGCGCAAACCGATTTGCCAAGCATTAACAACGGTTTCGACCGCAGTTGCGCCGAAATTAACGACCGACGCGAAGACGTATTGCATAACGTCGGGGAATTTATCCCAAATAACCTTAATCGCGTTGAATGCGCCGACCCAACTTGCAATTACGAAATTAACGTAGCCTTTGGCAAGTTTAACGATAAGGTTTCCGACGTTGCGGAACTGTTCGCCCCAACCTTCCGTTTTGCTATTTACCCAATCAATCGCCGTATTCCAAACGCTTTTAATCCATTCAGCGGCAACGCCCGCAGCATCGCTAATATAAGCGAAGGCGGTTCGGAACATATCTTTAAGCGTAACGGATTTATCGGCGGTAACTGCGATTTCGTCGCCGAATACGGCAATCGCGGCAATTGCTGCGGTAATGCCCACAACAAGCAAGCCGATAGGGTTTGCAGCAAGCGCGGCGGTAAAGGCCCAAACGGCGGAAGCCGCCGAACTGATAGCCGCAACCAACGTCGGGCCGAACGCGACCAACAGCGCAGCCCCGGCAATCGCGGCGGCTACGGCAAGCGCCTTCATATTTTCGGCAAGGAAGATAATTACTTTCGAAATGCCGGAAGTAATACCCAATTGTTTGTTAATTTCGCCGAACGTTTGCGTCGCATTGTTTTTAAGAACCGTCATCGCCTGCGACAATGTGGGCACGGTCTTTCCAAATTTTTCATCAATGCCCTTTGCGGCATCGTTGAAAGCATCGACCATAACTTGCGCGGTAATCTTGCCTTGCGGGGCAAGCTTCAACAGTTCGCCGCGCGTAACGCCTAAGCGTTTAGCGATTGCGTCGGCGGCGTTCGGCATAAGTTCCATAACCGAACGGAATTCGTCGCCGTCTAGTTTGCCCTTGTTGAATGCCTGCGACAATTGCAACAGCGCGGAACCGGCTTCGGTAGAAGTTGCGCCAGATACGACAAGCATTTTATTAACCGTTTCGGTAAGCCGCAACGAATCTTGTTGCGATTTGCCAAGGTTTTTCAATGCCATATCAAAGCGCGTGAAAGCTTGCGCCGTTTCCTGTACTGGCGTTCGCGTCTTGTTCGCTACGTTAAACAGTTCGTTGGTAAGTTCCGTAACCTGTCGTTCGGAATCCGAAACGTTTTGCAACTTGTTTTGAAGAACCGTATAAGCGTCGGCGCTTTGCAAAATGGCTTGCGCCGATAGACCTACGCCGACAAGCGCAGCCGCGCCGCGAACGAACGACATAATCGACGACGCCGCGCGCTGCGATGATTGCGCGGCCCTGTCTTGGGCCTGTTGCAGCCGCAGCGCAGCCAATGCCGCCCGGTCGCTTGCCGCCGCAGCGTTGGCCGTTTGCGTCGCCGTGCGGGCCTGTTCGGTTGCCAGACGTTGCGCGGCTGTCTGCCCTTGGGCTTGGGCCGTATTGGCGCGCGTCGTTGCTGCCGCTAGGTTTTGGGCTGCGGTAGCGGTTCGCTGTTGTTCCGTCGCCAGACGTTGCGCGGCGACGGCCCCGGCTTGAAGCTGGCGCGTAGCGTTGGCCGATGCGTTGATAAGTTGCGACAACCCGCCGACATTGATTGCGGCAAGTTGGGTTTGCAAGTTCTTAACGGCGGCGTCGGCGCTTCGGGCTTCGGTTGCGATTCGATTAAGCTTCGTCGAAATAGAAGGCGAAACCTTATCGGCAATTTCGATGCTAATATTTTCGTCTGCCATTTCTTAGCCTTTTATCTTAAAATTCTTGCGCATTTTGCGGCCAATTAAAACCGCACGTTCGACAAAGCCCGCCGGGGCTTGTTTTGAATATCCGTCATTCAAACGACGAATATAAGGAAGATTGTTCGTAATAAAAATCCGTTGGCCGGGTTTCTTACCGGCTAGAATCTTGCGCGCTTGGTTTATTGTTTCGGCTGCGCTTGCCTTTTGAGTTGAACCGCCTTCGCCCGGAAAATGCGGCTTGATTTTGTCAGACGAAGGCGTTTCAAGTGTTACAATCCAGTTCGACAAAGCTTGCGAAGTATCGACAGGCGTTTTAAATGCCAAGTCGCCGACGATGGTTAAGGCCGTATCGACGGCAAGTTTAGACGCGGCTTCGTCGATTGCCTTAGCCTTCTTTTCTAAACTTGTCGCCAAATCCAATAAGCCTTTTGCCATTACTTCGCCTTTTGCTTCGCTTCCATTTTCGCCGAAATCCGTTTAAGGTGTTCGCCGTCCATTCTACGAATGAAAAAATGTAAATCTTCCGTCTGTTCTTCGTCGAACTCAAAAGCCCTTGCGTAGTCTTGCACGCTAGACCACGGAATAGCGGTCGGGGCCATAGCGTGCGAACGTTCGCAATCCAAATCAAAAAAGGCTTGCATATACAACTGCAAGCCCTGTTGAAGTTCCGGCGCGTTGGCGATGCGGTCGGGTATTGGTTGCCCGGCGCGCATCGCCTGTTTCGCTATTGTCTGTTCGATTGGGCCAAGTTCCAACAGATACGCCAAAACTTCGTTTAGTTTTTTACTTCTTCTTCCAACGCGGCATCGCGGAAGTTCGCCGACAACTTGGCTTCTTCCTGCAAACGTTCATACACTTCCGGCAGGTCGGTAAAGAGTTTCACGGCTGCGGCCTTGCTGAATTCCAGCGGCTTGCCGTCTTCGCCGCGAACGTTCTTCCAGCCCTTCAAGACGGTATCGACGAAGACGCCCATAAAGATTTCTTCGGCCTTGTCGTTGTTCATCGTGCCAAGTTCGATTTGGCGACGATAAGGGCGGGTCGCGGCTTCCAACGCCTTCGAATAACGCTTGTTCGACTTGCCCATGCGCGAAACAACGAAAGTCGGAATCGAACCGTCTTCGTTTTCGGCTTCGGTCATTTGAACTTCGACGCCTTCCATTTCTTTTTCGCTGTTCGTAGCGAATTGTTTATAAAGCGACATTTGTTTAACTCCTTCGAAATTTAGGAAAAGGGCCGGAACGCCCGGCCCTTTAATGATACCGCAATTACTTAGGCATTGCCACATTCGGCAGATACGAAAACGCTTCGTAAAGCATCGTATAGCCGTTCGGGTTTTCCGCGCCTGCCGGTTCAAGCGGAACGGTAATCGGCGCGTCTTTTTCGACGGCCAGACGACCGCCGCCAAGGCCAAGCAACGGAATATCGAAAACGAAACCGGCGTTTTTCGAAGCGCCGATAACAGACAAGCCAACGTCGGCATTTTGACGAACCGCACGAACAGCCGAAACCGTCGTAAAGTAAGCGGTAATGGAACCGCCGACTTCAAAGTTACCCGCCGTTGTGTCGAATGCGCCAAGGATGCCGACGGCCTTGTTCGGCGAAACGTTGTTGTTAATCGAAACGTTCGCTTCGGAAACGTAGCCGAACAGCGCGGCGGGATTCGAAGCGGTCGGGTCGATTACCGCCATTTTGATTCGGTAAATGTCCGAAGACGTGTTAAACGCATCTTCGCCAGCCGCCGAAACGCGCGTTCCCGACTTGATTTCGTCGCCAGCTTCGCCCGATTTGTGGGTATTGTCGCAAGCGATAAACGTAAGGTCGGCGTTCAACTTGTCAGCCTGCGGAATGTTCAACGTAAATTCGTTGGCTACCGCACCTTCCAAGTATTCGGCTTGGGTCGAAGTCGGGCCGCTTCCCAACTGGCGTTCGATGTTATACGAACGGCGCTTGATAAGCGACGGCGTTTTTTCGTTCTTAACGACAGTACCGACGAACAAACGAATCGTTTTGCCCGTACCGGCTTCGGTCGCCGTGGTAAAGGTCGTATCGTCGAAAACGATAGCCTTTGCGGCAATCGACTTAATGCGCGCGTAGCCCACATTATTAGCGAAGGTCGTTCCCGCAGCATCGCCGCCAATGAAGACCCAAAGGCCCGGAATCAGGCCCGGCAGGGTCGTAAAGTCTGCGGCGGTAGCGACAAGCGACGGAATGCCAGACGTAACAGCCATCGAAATATCGCCGCTTGCAAACTGGAAGCCGACGGTTTGAAGCTTCGCAGCGGCGGGCGGGGCGGCTTCGTCGATAAGCGTTTCATTAACGACAACCGTTCCAGCGGTCGAAGAAGCGACGGTTTTAAGGCCGTTGTTCGTCGCATTGCTGAAACCGCTTGCGTAAATCAGTTGAAGCGCAGTAAATGCGCCAAGGCCCGAAGCGGCGGCGTAGGTCTTCGAAGAAGCGGTAACGCCGGTAAGCGTAACAGCCGCAGCGTTAAGCTCCTTCGTGTTCGGCAGTTCGCGCGCATCGGCGAAGAAGAAGCCTTGAAGCAAGCGCGTAAGGTTCGACTTCGTAAAGTCGATATTGAAACCGCCCGAAGCGTCAAGGTCGGTAATCGTACCTTTCTTGTTTTGCCGCGAAGGGTCGATAGGCGCACGCGCAACGGTCGAAAGTTCGCCGCCGAAATCCGAATAGCTGTTAGGTTCCAGCCCGTACCAAACGGGCGTACCCGGAAGCGTTTTCAGCGTCGTTTCTTCCGCGAATGCAAGGCCGGTAATGTTCGAATCGGTTTTATTGCTCATTTGGGATACTCCTTAATTAAAGACCAAGGCGATAGCTTACATTGACGCGCCAAATCACGCCAGTATAAACCGGGCAAACAACAGTTGTTGCGGTATTAACCGCCGAAGCTGCAAGACCGGCACCGCCGAAGTCTAACACTTGTTCCCTATCAATCCCTGTGCCACCGGCATCGGAACCGAAAGTAATAACCGGCGAACCGGGAAGGTTTGTCGTCGTAACTAAAACAGGGGTTGCCGAAGCCGTAAGCGCAGCGGTTGCCGACCGAACTACGGAAATTCGGTCGATATAATGACGCAAACCGGCAACGGCTGGCAAAGTTGCAGTTACCGCAGTTGAAACCGCAGCCGTATTAGTAACATGCAACGACGCGGCTTTTTGATTAAGAAGATAAGGCGAAATTGATTCGCAAGAATCCGTATTTATGGTTACAGTTGCCGCGCCGCTTGTCCAAGCCGAAAAACGAACGCGAATTTTACGAAGACCGCCGACCATACAACAAAGCGTTCTTTGAATTGCAGTTGTAGAAGCTTCCGAAATAATCGGTTGGCATGGCTGCGGAATGGTTCCATTTACCGAACCCGGCCCAAAAGCAAAAACAGGAATTGCGTAATAATTGACGCCATCCGGCGAACCTTCTACAACATAAGTTGCAGTAAGCGCCGCCGAAGTCATAATATGAATAAGCGCCGCGTTATCGCCGTCAATATCTACGACAAGTTCGGCGTTAAGCGCATTCAAAACCGCAGTATTACGGCGGCTTTCAAAATGCGGCATGAAGTTTCCAAGCAAGTTTCGAAGTAATGACATTTCAATTCACCTTGTAAGCAACTTTGAATGTTCCGGCAATCGGCCCAAAACGCACGATTTGAAACGTTATAAAGTTTTGTTGTTCAACCCATGCGAACAGTTCGAAATCTGTTAAATCGTCGCCGTCGAAATCATCGTTCGGAATTAACTTACACGAAATAACGTCGCTTATTTGAACTG